GTTTAGTTAACTGCGTAGATTACTCTATAAATTATCGCAAAATTTTTTGCGCTGGCGCTTCGCGCTTAGACTCGGGTTCCGAACTGGGCCGCTAAATAATCCATGACATTAACACTTAATCAAAATCACAACATACGTAATCGCTACACTGTTGATGTAGTGCGCAACACTACTGAGCAACGCTTCTTAGACCAAACGGGTACTTACTTTGTCATTGCTGACAGTGCTGAACTTACTACTCCTTCTTTATCCGCAAGAGGCGCTTTTGGTGCTGTGGTCACTGCGGGAAGACTACAGGGCAGTGCTGTGATTATACACATGCCCGGACTACACTTGGCTCAGGCTGCGGCCATTGTCGCAGCTGGTCAACCTGGTGATCTCAGTTACATAGATGGCTGCTCAAACTCTGTAGTTGTCACTGCTGCTCGTAATGGCGATCCTTGTTTAAACTATCTCTACTTTCCCAGGGGCATAAAGCAGACTATGCACACACATCCGTCACTGCGTATTGGTCTGGTACTGTCAGGTCAAGGTCGTGCTGACTACCTGCACAACGGACAACTTGTCAGCACAGTATTGACTGCAGGGGATCACTTTGTATTAGATCGACATGTTCTGCATCGTTTCTGCACTGATCAGTCTGATATGAGTCTTATGGTATTTCATCCTGACAGCGAAGACGGTCCCAGAGATGAGAATAATCCCATGAAAACTCGCACTTATCTACAATGATGCACCATTACGAATTTACCAACATTAACTACAATAGATCTCAGTTGGACGCATGGTATCAACAACATGCACATCTTGAAGTATTCTTCTCAGATTGGATGAATGCACGTTTACCACCGGGTGGGCCTGAGTTTCGTGGCTCTGGCTCAGGCACGGGTTTTAAGACTCTGGACTACGACACTGCTTATGGCTCGGCCATGCGTGATGATCCTATAATTAAGGCATTGTTATCACCTTGGGCATTTTATCCCAAACTTGGCCGTACAGATGTAGATGTCCTAATCTATCCTCCTTGGTACAAGCTCAAAGCACACACTGACAAGTACATGGGCTGTGGCATCATGTATCCAATCTTACCCTCAACTGCTCCTGCGGGCATTGATTTTTATAATCCTCCAGCCGGGCAGACTTTGCGTAAAGGTGTTGAGTATAATGTAGTACGCAGTCAAGATCTTATCTATACCTACAACTACAGTACAGAGCATCCTGCCATGTTTGACGGACAGATCATACATGGAGTTCGAAACGGTGCAGAGCCCAGAGTATTCCTACGTGTTAAGCTCTGTGAATATGATTTTCACAGCATAGTGGCCATGGCAGAAAATAACAGCCTGTGGAACTCTACGAGTAAATAGTTATATGTTAATAGATCAACTTGCTGAAATCATACACTTGGCGCCAGCACGCCAAAATCAAGTCTGCTTTAAAGTAGACCTTGCGCAGGGCCAGACTAAGGCCATTGCAACATTTACGCCCACACTGGAGTTCTTTGATCGCAGCCGTACTGCGTTTCTTGATCCTGAGATGCTCTATGGGACTGCGCTGTTTCATACGGGATTAGCCGTTGGAGAACTCTGCTATTGGCTTGATGAGCAGGGACTCTCACATCAAGTGGAACGTACCATAGCGGAACGCACACATCAAGTATACGGAGGTGCCGCAGCCGCTGTGGCAGCTTCTAAACCCTGGATCAAAGAAGTCACTGTGGCTTGGATCTATCAGCAGATACGTGAAGGCCATGCGCCCTTTAAAGACTATGAGTTTGCACATCAAAAGTGCCACAGAGATCTGGACTTCATGCTACATGCATTCATGGGTGATCTTGCACAGGCATCTAATGAAAAAACTGCATTTGTGGCTTCTTGCTTTTGGGACAAGGATGGCAATGCTGTGAGTCGTACTGAGCAGGAGTTGGCCATACATCAATGGATCAAAACACTGTTACTGGACTGGGTACTTGCGGGCCGTGAATATCCCGGACCAGCTACCTATACACGACAAGCTCTGTTAGATCGTCCTGTAGAACCAGGCGGCCGTGCTTGGCTTGAGTTCTTGTACAGCAGTTTTCTAATTGTACGTGAACATGGTCTCAGTCATCAACCTCCGGTAATACAGGCTCGCTGGAGTGAAGACTACATTAAGGTAACAGTAAATGTCTAACAAATATCAACTACTAAGTCACACACATCGCAGCTTTGATTTTACAGAGGTTGCTGATTCTGAGTTTGTCACTGCTATGATGGCCAGACTACACTACATGCGAGACCTTGGCTATCACACTGAGTGCCTACAAGACAAGGGTACCATAGAGTACATATACGATCAAAGTGTTATTCCTGCACTGGACAAGGCCAAGTATCCCGACTATGTGGAACGTAAAAACAGTCAGCTGTTGGCACCTTGTGTGGTTTATATACTGCCACCCACACACTATCACAGTTCAGAAGACCAGTATCTCATAGGGCAAGCCTACAGTGATCTTGCCTTGTGGGCCATTGATCAGGGTTGGCAAACTGGCTTCTGCATCTGCTTTGAAAAAGAACCTGTGGAAATACACCTACGTCAACAGGGTAAGATCACAGAAGATATGAACTTTGGCAGTGTTCCCTTCTTGTGCATTGGACATCAAATTCCCGGCCTGGAGTGGAACTTTCAACAGCGTGACATTAATCACACTGTGGCTTCTCCTACAAAAAGTCATCAAGAAAGCTACATTACTCTCAGCGTAATCTAAGTTTAATCTCCTTTGTGATAAGTATGTATTACACGCAGAGGAAATCATGCTTCACCGAATTGCCAACGATCACGATCCCTACATTGACCTAATCAAAGACGACCCAGTACGTCCAGAAATACCCACAGCGGCACGACTACACGATCAAGCAGACATATTTGTTTGGCTTGATAATGGCAAAGCAGGTGCTGTGACCTGTGTTACTTATACTGGTGCAGTGCCAAAATCAGTGAGTGAACTTAACGATCGTTCTGGCACTGATCATGCTGTGTTCTACACCATATGGAGTTACTCACGAGGTAGTGGTCGTAACTTAATACAGGCTGCGCAACAGTGGTTACAAAAAGAAAGACCTAACATACGTGTGTTTGTCACCTTGAGTCCCAAGACAGATATGGCCCGTAAATTCCATCACGGTAATGGCGCACGTACACTTCAAGAAAATCTTGAAACAGTAAATTATGAATATAACATTGCTTCAACCATTCACGTTGTTCACTCCTGAGCAGTGTCAATCAATTATCAATAGAGCACAGGGGCTTGAACAACAACCAGGCCGTGTGATGGGTCGCGATCCTGAAAGACAGAGCCGCAACAACTCAGTATACTGGCTTGACATTGATCAAGAAGAAAGCGATCGTTTGTGGGAATTAGTCCGTCCCTGGCATGAAGAATATCAGTTGACATGGTTCCAGAAACCTGTGCAGATAAGTTGCTACAGTGCCGGAGAATACTACAGCTGGCATCGTGATAACTATGGTACTGAAGGACGTTCCAGTGTTCGTAGTCTAACATTGACCTGCACACTACAGACTGCCGCGGGTGCGGTTTTTGAAACGGAATTAGGCGAGTTTGATCTTGCAGTGGGTGAAGCTGTGCTTATGCCTGCTACCATGCGTCATAGAGCTTGCCCACCTGTAGAAGGCGAACGTTGGTCATTTACCGTTTGGTATATGAAGCCAAACAGTAATTAAGTTTTCTGTTTATTATACTGCGCCATAACTTCAGGCGGATAACTGTTACCCATGTCCATAGACATTTTCATAACTGCCATTTGTTTTTGACTTAATGGCTGTCCTGGGACTACTGGCTCGTTAGCAATTCTTAATTCATTTTTAGTAGTAACCGTAGGCTCAGACTTTGCAGTTGGTTGAGGACTTGCTGCCTGTGTTTCAGGTTCTTCACTACCAGCTTGTACTGCCAACGCATCTAAGCCTTTTAATGCACGTTCTACTCTGGCTTTTAGTTCAGGAGATAGTGCAGCCATTTGTTTAGAATCTTTCTGGTACTGCATCACCACAGCCATATTCTTTTTAATAATTGCTTGATCGGCAGGATCAAGATCGGCAAGCTCAGTTGAACTAAATGTATCGTATAATGCCTTGCCCACATCCCATGCTGTCCATGCTAACATGCCAGCACCTACTACTGCGGCAGCTGGCCCGGCTAAAGCCGATCCAGCTACTCGGCCTGCAATTTTTTTACCTATACCTTTAGCGCCACCTAACTTGCTGGCAAACTTGGCCCACTTACTTGTGTTAGCTGTCGGTGCCGACCCAGTACGACCTATTTGTCCAAACGGATCATTTGCGCGACTAATGGCAGGATTAGGATTTCGAGCCATTTGCATTCTGGCCTGTGTGCCTGCATCACGTACTCGACCGCCTGTGTCGGGTGGTACATATATGCCGTCGGCTTCAGTTATGATGCGCCAAATTTCAATTTGATCTTGCGGACTAAACTGTCCGATGTTTTCCATAACCATTACTTGCTCAAAATCAACGCTTTCAGTTTTAATCTTGTACTTGGCAAGAACAGCTTCAATTGCACCGAGTGAGTTGGCTAATGCGTTAGGATCTGTTGTGTCTACTTTAGGTCCAGTGGTATTTGCTGCTTGAGATGCGGCTTGTCCACTACCTAAAACTTCTTTATACTTGGCTGCAATCTCCGGAAATTTCTCAACGGCTGCTCGTGTCTTAGGACCAAGTTTACCATCTATGCCATCGCCTGCTGGGCCAAATGTTCCAAGGTCTGCACCTTTGGCTTTTAGTTCTTTTTGTAATTCGGTTATCTTATCTGAGACGCCTAATGGTGCGGGTGTAGTGGTTGCACCTGCTTCAGGTTTAGCTTCAGGTTTTGCACCGGGTGCAGGAGTTGCGCCAGGCGCAGGTGGAGTTGCAGCACCTTGCATTTTCTTTCGTTCTTCTTCACCGTACAGGGTTTTAGGCACAGCGTCGCCATTAATTTTAATAGCAATGCCCTGTGCGTTATATTCAATATCTGCAAGATTAGGTGCAACTACACCCATCTGTGCGGCAAGGTCTCGTGCTCGCATTTCTTGGTCAGGTGTGACTTTTGTGTCTGCTTCTGCAAGAATATCTATATATCGTCTAAAAAAATCTGTAGTCATTTACCAACCCTCGATAAGATATTTATCAGAGATTCTCAGGTAAATTATTCAATAATTGTCGTAGTTTAGTACTTTCAACTTTGGCTGCCGAAGGCTTAACAATCATGCCTTCTGTGGGATTATCCCGCCCTGCATTAGGTGCAGGATTAAACGGATCAAACCCTTCTTTAGGCTGTGCCTTTTGAAATTCGCCTACTGTGCTATTACGTTTAAGATCGTTAATAATCTGACTACCACGCGATACTGACCCGGGACCTGCGTCCTCGCTTTGTTCATCACTGTTAGTAATACGCAGAGTATCTACATCAAAGTTTAGATCAATTTTCATACCAACACCACTGCTACTACGTGTCTTCATCAGCTGGATTTGATACTTGCCACGCTCACGCATAGCACGACTGGTAAATATACCAAACACGTTATCTGCTGTTTGAATCTTACTTAATCCGCCTGAGATATGACTATGATCAAACTCAACTTCTTCTACAGCACCACGATTTAACTGTGCCGCAGTAACAAAGATACATTGTTTTTCCATAGCCAAGTTACGCAATTCTTCTGACACATACTTGTCTTTGATGAACAAGTTTTCTGCTGAAATCTTTTGTCCTGCAGGCATTAGCAAGTCAAGATAGTCAACTAATAATACATCGCATTTTTTATTTGTCTTTACTTCATATTCTTTTAGATATGCACGTACATCGTTGGCAGTTTTACCGCTGGGCATATATTTGATCTGCATACTACCAGACTTCTTACCGATGACTCTAACCTTCATCTCAACTTCGTCGATTTGCTTAAACACTTCTCGAGTTGGAATTCCAGTGACCATAGAGTCGATACGCATCGACACAAGTTCCTCACTCAATTCAAGTGTTAGGTAGATTACATTCATACCCGATAACGCATAGTTAACACCAAGGTTAGCAAGGAACAACGATTTACCTGCACCTGAACCACCTGCAAAAATATTCAACTCGCCGCGATTAAATCCACCAAATAACTTTTGATCAAGTGCTTCCCAGCCTGTTGACAACTGTCCATTTTTATCTTTGATCTTCATTAATCGAGCTCTGGGGTCAGCAAAGTAATCTGTACCCATGTCTTTTTGTAAACCAATTTGCACAGCTTTTTTAATCTTATCTTCAACTGTGCCGTACTCACCTTTTTCCAACATGTCGGCAGCTTCAAGAATAGCTTTCTCAAGACCTTTATGTCTAATAAATGTTTCAAAGTCTGTTAACAACCAATCATAGTGTGCTTCTTGTAAACCTTCTGGAACTTTAAAGTTACTCACTGTGGCTGCATTAATAATATCAGCAGTGGGTATAATAGAGTGTTCATCTACGTATGCCTTAAAGAACTTGGCGGCTGGCTGTAGCTTTCGATCAAACAATGTGTCATCCCAAATGCCCTGGCATCGCACAAATGTTTCTGCGTCTCCAAGCATCATCTCAAGATATAGCTTTTGTATATCGTATCCGTAATCTGCGTTTTGTCTTGTTGTCATATTATAATTATACAGTATTTTTTGAGTTAAGTAAAGACTCGAACATCGTAATGTTCTTCAAAGGCTAATGCATCGTCCGTGTTATTAACCATAGGCTGACCCTTGATATTTAAACTGGTATTCAACAGCATAGGGCATCCAGTACGATCATTCCATTCTTCAAGCAATTGTCTTATTCTGGTGCCATCTGCAGGTACGGTTTGTACACGAGAAGTACCGTCACGATGAATGATAGCAGGAAATAACTCAGGAACCTTACACCTACTGATGAACTGCATATACTTATGATCACTGCTATTGCCACACAGATCAAAGTACTGATCAGCCAGTTCCTCCAAAATAATTGGAGCAAACGGCCTAAATTGTTGTCGTTGTTTAATTGCATTTACTTTGTCCTTTATTTCAGGTCCCCTGGGATCGGCTAACAAACTTCTATTGCCAAATGCTCGAGGACCAAACTCTGCTCGACCTTGCGCAAGTCCGCAGATTTTTTCAGTTTCTAAATGGTCTACTATGGCAGTTATAGAATCTTTAGGGTTGATGTTGTAGCCAAGACTGCAGGTATCCCAGGGTATTCGTTTTTCTGTTTGTGCCAATACTGCACCTACACTACTGCCCGCATCTCCAGGATTTGGCATAATCCAAACTTTGTCAAACACCTTGTACGCAATAGGATTGGCAAGACAATTAAGCGCACATCCTCCCATAATTATAACATTATTGCTGTTTGTTAATTTCTTAGCGTTGCGTAGTATTTGTTCAAATTGATATTCGTATACTGCCTGTACTGCGGCTGCAATATCAAATGTATCATTAACTGTTAAGTCGGGTGCCCAGTCTTTACAGCCACGATGCAGATTTTGTTTTAGTTTAACAATGGTCTTATTACTGGTGTCAAAGAAATCATCCATCATTCGAAGATATAACTTATTAGGGTCACCGTATGCAGCCATGCCCATTAAAATATATTCTTCTTCATTGGGTTTTAGATGGCAGCGTTGAGTCATTGCACTGTACCATAGACCAAGACTATCTGGATAACGCTGACTATATACTTGCTGTAGTTTTTCGTTACTACCGTTCCAGATAGTTAATGTTTCAAACTCTCCGATGGCATCAATAACTACAATACATGCCTCGCTAAATTGACTGGTATAGTAGCCAGCGGCGGCGTGGCTCTTGTGATGCCATTGATAGTTTATAGGTGCAGAAATATTCCATTGGCTAAGATATCTTTTAATGTTATTGCTTCTATGATTAAATCCTTGACCTGCATACAACTGACGTATAGTCTTAATTAATGGCTTTTCATACCAAACTATTTCAGCGGGCTTTCCCCACTGTTTAGCATAGTCTACCAACTTGGTAGATAAGTCAGCATCATTCTTCTTTCCACTAAATCGTTCACTATGACTGGCAAACATTAATTCGTGGTCTTTGAATACAGCCAGAGCCGCGTCATGACTGTTAGCACTTATTCCCCAGGTAATCATTTGTAGATATATGGATCGTGTTCTTGCATTTCTTTCCTACGCTTTTCAACAAATTTTCGATCTTGATAACGATAGTACGGTGTTAACAACCAATGTTTAATTTTAATTAACCAGCCCATTTTTTCATCCTTAATTGTATTTTAAGTGAGTTTGATTCTATTGCTGATGCAATAGCCCACATTGTATATAGCTTGCCGAACTTGGTCACGGCATCATTTATGTCTTTGACATCATCTGGCCATTCCGGCATACTAACACTCCAGCCTAACTCTATTGCTTGTTTTACAAGTTTTAAACCTGCTGTATCTCTATCCGGAACAACTACTATTTCTTTTTGTAATTGATTAAGTAATGCAATCTGTTGCGGGCTTACTTCATTACTCATAACTGCGCATCCATTGACGCATATTGCATCTATAGGACCTTCAGTTACTAATGCAAATTGTTGTGTATAATGCTGACTGTCCAAATTAAACACATAGCCAGGTTGTTGGTCAGATATGTATTTTACTTTACCATCTCTTATTAAGCGGGCAGTATAACCAACTACTGTGCCTTTATAGAAGAACGGAATAATAATTCTATTTTGAAATCCGTCTTCGTCAGTCCAATAAAATTTATAATCGTCTGCAAATAAACTTCTGCTTGACATATATTCCAGCACTGGCAACAGATCGTCTGGTGGATCTTTAAGCCATTCAGATAGTGGCTTTGCTCCCATGGGCAATACCTTGTCAATGAACGTGGGGATTACACTTACTTCGCTTTTATATCCAGTGTCTTCTTTTAATCGCAATGCTTCAAGACTGCATTTTGATATAACAGTGTCGGGTACATTTATCCACTGTAACAGTTTTTTAAATTTTACACTGACTTGACGACCAGGTTGCCAACTGGCTTTAAAGCCGCAATTAAAACAGTGATAGCTAACACCTTCATTTATCATGATGCCGCCACGACTGCGTTGATCTGGGGAGTTACCATTATGGTGACAGCATACCGCATTGAAGCCAATCCACCCGCTGGGTGTAGCTTTTCTTTTTGGAGGCAGATATGCTGTAACAGTTTCTATGATTAGACTCATAGAGTAAGTTTACAGTCTTACGATAACTTTGTCAATAGATCTGGCTCGAGCAGGGTCACTTACGGGTATATTTTTATATATAACAGGACCATCTTCTGCTACTAACATCTCTGCCTGTGGTATCCATTCAGTAACGCCGCCGACTTTATCAACTGCTCCAACTGCCAATGTCCAAGCACCGCCGCCTCCCAATCGATCGTCGCTGATGGTAAATGTTTCGCCAACTTTATAATCTTTTCCAGCCTTGTTCGATGAAAATATATATTCAAATCCAAGCCCAGCTGCACGTTTTTCAATTGTGACTGTTGCGCCTTGTCCGTTGTATGATGTTTGTTCAAATATAACTCGCATCCAAGCAACTTCTTTATTATACGTAGGATACACAATTGATTTAGTCACTGTGAGGTCTTCTGGAAATACGCCAAAGCTCATTACATCTGACCAGATAGTAGATGCATTAATAATTGTATCTTTGGTAAACTGCACATTAACTACAGCATTAGATTTGTTAAATTTAAATTCTAATAATACACTATCATCAGTATCATTAAAGATATGATTTGGCTGTCTTAGCTCTACTGCATCACTGTAATATGTAGTTAGGTAAGGTTGAACATCTGCGTCAGTTATAGGGTAAAAAGAGGTAATATATCGTTCAGGGGTCAACACAGGTATTGCTGTTCCTACTATTTCCATTTTCCCATGTGCGCCAAAATTTGTATCTGCGTAAAATAAAGTAAGGGAAGTATTTAGATTCTGTCTGTAGATAACATATGTTAAGTATTGTGGACTAAGATTAGCAATATGTTCTGGAAGAACTGTTACTGTGGCTAATCCGGTAGTGGCAGTAGGTGTAACATCCAGTGTTACTATATCTCTGCCATTTACATCGAATATAGACATTTTAAGATCCATAGTGTCGATATCTATACGTTTTTGATCGGAGTTTTTAATATCAAGCGTTAGTACGTTATCTACGCCACGATATATTTTTACATTATTTTGATACACAATTTTCCACCTTACAGGAAATAAAGCCACATCCGCAACAACATTTATTCGGTTTGGGTATAAATAACTTGAAATTTTTTGCATTTGGATTAAAGCCCTCACTACTATTTATATGGTTAAACTAAGAGACAACATAGAGAATCAACTACCCTTTATCAGCGTATTAACTTACGGTGAACTTGAATACGTGGGTATCGTTATAAATCAAGATCAGTACGTTACAAGTTTTTACGATTTAGAATCCGTAAAGACTGATGACGAAAAAACTATTCTATTAGAATTAGGCGAAGCTTGGTGGTGGGAATCAAACCGACAAGTTCCTATTAATATTTTTCTACGTAAAGAAATTGAACCATTCAAGTATAGTATAAAAACATTCAACAGCAAAGATGTTAAACTTATTCTCGGACCTGTGGTTAATCTTATGAATCTAACACTTAAACGAATTAAACGTAAAAGTGTTCAGTTAGTTAGAAGGCCGCCACGTTAATTGTAGCCGTAGCTGATACTTTCGCAGATTAAGTTCATCTGCACTGCAATAGCCATAGCATAGGCCACTGCATGAGCCTTCTTAAAATAGTACTCACCGTCCTCGGGCTTTGTCCAGATCGTCTCCATCACTGTGGTCCAATTCTCCCCAATCAAATGTCGCTTGGCGGGTCTTATCATTGCCGAAACTGCCGCAAGTTGGAGTATACTCGTCGGCTTCATCTGTCGTAGTATTGATCCATGGCCGTTTACGTGAAAAAGTAAACTGCTGAAATCTTCCTGCTCTAAAAGGTCCCATAGTGGCTCAGTCTCCATTAAAGTTGTTAGATGATTTTCATCTCTAATATCTTTATATATGCTTACATTCAAAAAATCAATCTTGAAGTAACCACGGTCTTCTGCTTCTTTGTAATCTATTGCGGCTAATCCATCGGCTGGATTGTACGGGATAGAATGACAATATATTCCAGTATTGTGCTTTTTAAAAGTGCCACCGTCTTTAATAGACGCAGACACATGTTTGATAACATCAAGTGCTTGTGTTCTATCTAAAAAATCAATATCAATATCTGGCATTAGTGTAGTATTTCTGTTTCAAATAACATCAAGGGTAACCGGTCTACTAAGTAGTTTGCATACATATCTGCGTCCTCTAAGTTTTCAAACCCGGTCAGTTTTACATATACTGCGGCATCATCTTCGCTGAGAATGACTTGTACTTCGAGCTTATTTGCATCGTCGTTACTTACAGGAATCATAGGTTAGCCTCCTTGACTACGTCTTTCACAAGAGCAACATCTTCCCGTTGTTTCTTGAATTTTTTAACCCATACTTCGGGGTCTATAACATTACTTATCGACGATAGCTGTTCATCACTCATTGAGGTTAACAACTGTTTGCCTGAACTGCTGTTTAATAATAACCAAGGACTTATTTTACCATCTTTTATATCGTAGGTGGCTCGATTAGTGCTAACATATTTAAAATAGTGATCCCATGTGCTGTTGTTATCATTGGCCCAAGACTGCATGTGCGTAACTGTTCGTTGTAACGCAGTTTCTACATTTTCTGTATGAATTAATTCAAGTACATACTTTTCATATAACGCATCTCTACACCAATGATCTAATTTTACCCCACTACGTACTACCCAACCGATGTAGTGATCTGGGTACAAGGGGTTTACATTGTTGACATAACTACCAAATTTAACAAATGCATTATAATACGGACTCTTTCTAAAATCCTCGTACATTTTTTGTTGTTTGCTATTTTGTGTAAGTTGATAGAATCTATTATATGTTTGGAATCCTATGTTTACATGTTTTTCATCTTTAGCCAAGTGTCTACGCTTCTGTTCACATATATGAACAATTAGTGTTTTTTCTTGCGTGTACCCATGACCGCAAAACTGACAAACATATGGCTTAGTGTTACTCAATTTTAATCTTAACATTAGAACATTTTAGAAATTTCTTGTTTACTATATCCGTGATCTTCGGCAAGAGTTTTTAATTCTGCCAATGTCATCATTGTGGCCAGTAAATCAATTTCATCTGATTTACGTTGCGGATAAACTTGTTCAAGAAATTTAATTCGCTTCGAGTCGCCTTTTTTCTTCTTAAAACCAATCCATTCATGAAAGTAAATCTTTTTAGTTTCATGGCTGCTCATACACAATAGTTGCCACATCAGTTTAGGATGCTTACTAAGATCGTTCCAGTACTTATTAAAGAACTCATTTACAGTTAAGACAAAATGTTCTTGAGTTTCACGTGTTTGGCCTTTAACATTACTAACATATCTATTGAGAATAAAATATTCTTGCTTAAGACTTTTACGTTGCTCATCATCCATCTCATCCCACATAGACTTTGCACCCAAGTCAACGGCTGCAAGTTTTTCTTTTAGTTCAATCTTTTCACTCATCATTGTCCTTTACCGTCAACCCATTACTGTGTTTATCTGTAGTTTTTTCTACATCCTGAAACAATCTTTTTTCCTGTGTTGTTAATTTATCTTTATGTGTTTTACGGGGATTACCGCACATGAAACATTCAGGATTACCGCAATCCATTGCGTGACGTTTGTGATACCTATGAGGTTGTATTTCTCTTGGATTGTATTCACTAATTTTATGTTCTTTAGCAATTTTAACTTGCTTCTTGATAGCATTGTCGTCTTTAAGCAGGCGTTTTGAATGTTTAAATTTATCTTCTTCTTTACTCATAGCGGCTTGTCCTTTGACAGTCTGTATATCATTATAGCACGATCCAGTGCCTTTTGTAAAGCAGGATTGGTAAGTGCTTGTCGTCGAATCTCACCCCACATCTTGTCCTCTAATATATGTTCGTGTAGCGGCCGGCCATCATTAGTTCTTGGATCTGGGGTTTTGTGATTGTAACCGATTAGTTTGCGATCATGTTGTCCAAACTCTCGAGCATATACTTCGTCGCCATTACGCTCGTAAATATATGTTGCTCCAGGTTTAAGAGTTCCCATTACAGTATTTTTGATAGATCAATTAATTCACTTTGTCTGCTAATTTCTTTAACAAAGTATGTACATAGAGGCTTAGGTTCCTGACCAAGCGGCACTGCTAATAATTGGCCGTTTTTCATTTTAGGAAAATACCATTTAACGTCATTATAAAAATTTATAATTTCAATAGATTTAAATTCTACTCTAAAACTACTTAGCGGGTTAAAACATAATGCTTCAAATCCTCTATCGTTTAGTGAAGTCAGTGGAAGTATTTCTATATCGCAACTGCTTTGCGGATCACCTACTGCAATGCTCCAATCTAAGGGCATTGTAACTTCGTGGTCACCTATCTTTAATACCATTGCTGGACTGTTAAAACTTTCAAGAAAGATTAACGGCATAAAAAAGAAATCAGGATCTTTTGAATCACTATTGTCGAGGACAGCGAACCTCATACCATCATCAACTTCTTCGGGCAAGTTGTTTAGGTCAAATGCTGTATTATCTAAGGTAAGTATTTGCATGTTGTTATTATACAACTTTCTTGTTAGAAAGTCAACTGTTCCAATCAACTTTATCTATAGTAAATGGATATTTTGCTTCTTTGTAAAACTTTTTACGTTGTGTAAGATGCCGTTTTGCATACTTGCAAGTGCTGGTTAAGTCCCAGATTTGTACGAAGTCCTTGTCTTCTGCTTTTCTAATGCCTCGCCCAATTGATTGTATAACACGGACAAAGCTCTTTCCGGGTTCAAGAAGAACCAGATTAAAAATCCTTGGGATATTAATACCAACAGCGGCCACACCGTAAGTCGCCACAATAACCTTGTTAGTGCTTGTTCTAATTTCGTCATATTCTTCTTTTCTGTCTTTAGTTTTTACTGCGCCGGATACAAATACGGCATCTTCGAGTTCATTAACAATGAATTTTCCCGAATCAATTCTATTAACAAGAACAAGAGTATTCCCGCTATCAGAAATTCCTTTTATCATCTTACTAATGAAGATCATACGATCCTCGTCAGTTACTAAGTATTTTAATTCGTCGGCGTAGGCTTTGAATTCAAGTACATCAACAAGCTGTGTAATGTTAACATGGCAATTACTTAACACTCCCTTTTCTTGAAGTTCGTGTGCTTTGATTCCGCCTACTACTGGACCAATGCTGGCAAATATTTGTTCAAACTCAAATGCTTCTTTAGGAATTGTGCCGGTTAATCCCCATCTGATAGGTGCATTAGCTAAGTTCTGTGTAAGTAGATTTTTCAGTACTTCGGCTTTGGCCATATGTACCTCGTCAACAATAACAGTTTTAATTCCTTCAAGAAATTCTGCAAGAGTTAAAATATCATGCTCAAGATTTTTAGATTTTTTATCAAGGATGTTAAGGCTTTGCCAAGTGCATATAGTATGCGTTTTATTTAGATCTTTACGATCACCATAGTATACACCCACGTCAAGGTCTACGTTAACAAAGTCTTCCTCTGTTTGTTCAACTAACGATTTGTTAGGAACAATAACAATAGTTCTACCGAACGGTTCGCACAGTTGTGCTAATGTTGCTGTGGTAATAGTTTTACCTGCGCCAGTGGCAACTTCTTGTAAACTTTGTGGATTTTCGAGAAAGTTATTAATTGTATCCACTTGGTAGTCACGAAGCATGATAGGTGTGCCAGCGTTAGGATGTCCCACGGGCCATGTCTTGCCCTGGTCAGCCCAGTATGACTCAGTAACCTTAGTAAAAGACAAATTAGTAGGATGTCTAAGGTCTTCGATACTATCAACATGTACGCCGGAGTTTTCTAAGATTTCTAAGATTTTAGGTAGTTGATTAATATAGCCATTACCGCCCATGCCAAACAATGTAGTCTGACCATCCCACCTGCCAAGTTTATATGCCGGGTGATATTTTGCATAAGGTATTTCAAACTTAAAGGCGTTTACTAACTTCCTGCGTATCTCAACAGGCAATCCGTCTACCTTGATATTCACCTCATCTTTAATGACTAATTTGCACTGCATCTATGCCTCCACTGAGTGGTTGCCGATCGGCATAATAAATTGATAAGTCAACATCTGAAAAATATACATAACTTTTATTGTTTTTAAAATTTGCAGTGAATGAAATTATGCTGTTAGGCTTCCAGTTTAAATTTACCAAAAATTTTGGTATTTTGTTGTTAGCTATACCTGCTATAATGGTCGTAGCGTCTAAGTTCTTATTATACTTTAATTCACCTACAGTGGCATTAAAGTTTGAAAGATCTAATGATTGGGTAAATCTAAAATAAATGCCAACTTGGTTATCCAGGTCATTGGCTGTTATTGCCTCTTCCAGCAAATTTAGTGTTTTTTTGTCAGTTTTTGAATTATGACCATCAAATATAATTAGTAATGGGAACCGATGAAGTTCCTTAATACTTTTAAGTAATGCCGCTAATGAAACTGTTTTGCTGTCAATGAAAATTCTGGTTGACTGACGTTGGGCAATATCAGCAGTTAGCGATTTTTCGGTGATTTTTTCAGAAATTTCATACTGATAGCGCAATTTTCGATCGTGTAATAACAATAGGTTATCATACGTAATTGGACCCACCTCTTCTTCAATAAGTTTTTTAACTACGGTGTTTTCTAATTGAAATATGTTAAATGGGTTATTGTTAGTTTTCAGTATTTTTCGAATTTCTTGGTCAAAATTCACTATTTTTTCATCAATTACAAAATTGTCATTAGCAAATTCCTTTACCACTAACCGAATGTTCTTTTCACAAAACAATACGGCATTCACCTTCGGTGACATCGAAGTAACACTGCCTGACAATTTTCCGTTGAGAGACAACAGTTTATTTTTTAACCTCTTGTCATGGGTAAATTCCACAAAAATGAGGTCCGGGTGGGCTGAGTTTAAGTAAATTTTACGAATATGCTCAATGACTCGAAATGGTTGAGACCACTCAACTAACTTTAGGTCTTCATTTAGGTCAACACCTTCAACTACGATTGTCTTTTCATTTTCTTTTAAAATTTTAACCAATAAATTTGCCTGATTTTCGGTTAAAAAATGGCCTTGGTCAAGTTGACTGGCTAAGCTAATAAGAATTCGCCTATCCTTTGCTGGAATTTTGTAGTCAACAGTTTTTATTTGTTGTATCAGTATTTTTAAAACTTGATCAAGCGTCATAGGCTTGCATCTTCCATGCCTGCAACACGTAGTTTAATAATATTACTCAATTGCCACTGTTTTATATCCAGCGATTTAATAATACCTAACCATTTATTACGAAGTAGGGCAAATTCGTTGATAATTTTTTCATAGTCAACTACATCTGCCTCGCCCTCGACAAACTTTTCACAATCTCTCGAAGAGAGTGCTCGTTGATACGTCTCAAGGTATTTTCTAAACATTGAACTTTTTAATCTTCGAAGTTCAATATTTAAATATTCCAAAATTGCCTCAATTTCTTGTAGTTGAGAAAATCTTTGTTCCACAATACCAGGCATATTGGCTGCGGCCTTTTCTATATTTCCCGCTATGCGAGCATCTGTCTTTGCAGCCAACAATTCGGCTTCATAGTATGCCACGGCATCCGGAATATTCGAAATATCCTTAGAGACTTTTGAGTACCAACTCATTTAATCCTCATCTTCATCAAAATCCCAATTATCTTCTTCATCCAGACTTTCTTCACTGTCTTGGTCGAGATAATATTCAACTGCATTGTCTAATGTTTCATCAAAGCCGATAGCTGATTGAATTATTTTGTCACTAATACCGTGGTCGGCAAGTAAGTCAACATAACGTTCTGCCAAGGCTTCATAAGTTTTTTTATCAACGTATTCTTTAAATAACATCCAGATGTCAGCAATTTGATTTTCATTCATGATAAGATTTCTCCAGTTTCTGTATCAACAGTAGATTTTACTACAGGGTTGGCAGCAAAGTCTACCATAACTTTATCCAACACACTGTTCTCGTTGCGTTCCCATTCTTTACGGTACATCTTAAGTTCAGTGCCATCGGATCCCACGTATTTAAGTCTGTTACCATCTTTTACAAGGAAACCTTTTTCTTCAAACAAGTCAACAAGGCCGCTATACGGACTCATACCTGTTTCATAAGGAATCTCAACTTGAACTGACTCAAACGGTTTTGCATAACGAGTTTTCATAACCTTACAGGCTGCTCGAATACCGTGAATTGCAGAAGTTTTATTACCATCGGCATCTGTTTTTAATTTTAATTTACGCATGGCAATAACAATACTACTTGCATAAATGAAACCTTGTCCACCTGAAATCTTGTCATCTGGATCAAACATGTCCTGGCTTGCGTATGTGTGATTAGTACAGACCAATCCAACATTATAGCTACCGAACATGTTAACAGAGTTACGAACTAATGATGTAAGTGCTTTGGGTTTACGGCCCATATCACCTTTCATTTCGCCTGCTTCAAACTGGTTAACGTCTGTTGGTGTTAACAACATACCAAGTGAATCAATTACAAATAATACCTTAGGACGAGTTGTTTCATCCATTGTTTTATATTCTTTCATGAACTCGCTAATGGTTCGAGCCACATCGTCAATCATAGCCATGTTAAGTTTTAACAACTTATCGTCGGATGTGTTAACGCCTAATGCCTTGAGCCATTTTTCGTCAAGTGCGTTCTCACTGTCAACAAGGATTACATAAATCCCTTGTTCTTGTGCGTTGCGAATTAAGTTGCCGGAGCAAATATACGATTTGCCAGCGCCTGATTCACCGGCAAATACAGTAACTTTGCCGAGTGGTACTCCTTTGTGAAAATCACCACTAATCAAATAATTTAGTGTGTAATTTCCTGTGCTAACCCAGTCTGTAGGGTCGTTAAAACCTACACCCAGGCCGTCAATACTCTTTGTAAGAGTTTTGCGAAATTTAGATAAGTCGAATGCTTTTGTTGCCATAGTTATGTTCCTGAATGATGACGAGGAGGGCGCAAGGCCCTCGTCGTTTTTAGCTTTTTATTTGTTACGATTACGAATCATAGCAAGAATGTCTTCGGCTCGGCTACCTGAGGTAGTGCCAGCTTTAGCATCTTCTTGTTTTGATTCAGCTGCCGGCGCCGCTGGCGCAGCCATTGCTGGTTCGTCGAATTCTTCATCGCTTACAACAGGTTTATTACTTTTAGCAACAGGATCGCCTGTTTGCTGACTCATACCTGCTGGCTTAAAGTATTGTCCCCAACGTTCCATATCGTATGGTTCGCCGTCGACTGATGCTTCAAACATCTCTTTAATAACTTTAAGTTCTACATCACCAGGCTTCTTAGGCAAGAAGTCTTTTAGGTTATAAAGTCCATGCTCTTTAAGTGCATCTTGTTCATCATTGCTAATTGGTCGTTCACGACGACTCCATTTAGAAGTAGAATAATCTGCATAACCACCTTTGCTTGTTTTGATCAATTTAAAATCAACACCTGCTACTAAATCAGTAGGCAAATTGTCCATTTCAGGATCAAGCAATGCACCGCGGATCAATTGGAACACCTGAGGACCAATAATAAATCTACGAACTGGATTTGCCGCTTTGTTATCTTCTTTAAGGCCGTCTTCAACAACGAAACCTTGGAAAATGTAACTGCGTTTCTTCCAGTACTTACGACCCATGTCTTCAAGTGCAGGATCTTTAAACCATGCACGAACCTCTGCAAGGATTGGGCAAGTGCCGCCGTACATTTCCATGCAGGGGACTTGAACTTGTACTTGTTTAGAGTCTGTGCTGCCTTTAACGCCGGCAAATGGTAGTTTAATGATTTGACGTTCGATCCAGAAAAATGTATTATCTGTGTCACCGTCGGGTAAAAATCGGACAACTGCTTCTTGTCCTTCTTTGAGATTCCAGAATGGATAAATTGAATTATCACCACCGGAACGTTGGTTGTTGTCGGAACCACGTGATTCCTGTTCTTTGAGCTTTGCTCTGATTTCTGCTAAAGATGCCATAGTTTTTCTCCTGTAATAGCCTATGTTTAATTTAAGTTTGCCTGTATTCTGTTTCACATTATTGTAAAACAAAAAAGTGCATACATGTTATTGTACACACTTTTATTTATCATTGCAAGAGATATCCTGAAAAATTTAATTTATATTTCGCCGAAACTGCAAAGTTTGCATTGTTGGTTTTTGCTGGATATTTGACCAATTCACTCGTGGATGATTTATCCAAGATTGATTTATGTATTCAAAAAACTCAGTATGATCTTTATGAGCAGGATTCCATAAATTTTGTTGCTCAAAATGATCAGTTGATTGGGCGCCAAATTTTATCATACGAGTAAATCGAAGACGTGATCTTGGATATTGTAACAACCATTCTGTGAACGGTTGCATCTCTCTAAAATTATCTTGCTGGACAACGAACGTGTATTTTAAATTTGTATGTGATAGAGTTGGACATTGATTTATAAAATCAATATTTTTTATTAATTGATCAAAGTCGCCGCCTTTTCTTACAATATTGTAGGTATCAGCTGTTGATGCATCAACACTAATTGTGATGTCTCTTATATTAGCATGAATTTTACTTAGCTGATTAATCACTTTTTCAGTGAGCATTACTCCGTTAGTTAACAAGTTAATGCCCATATTAGGATATAAAGATCCGTCAATGCTAATAAGGAAATTTCTGTATAAATGACTACCTATAGCATCTCCACTGCCTGTAATAGTAAAATTAAATTTAGCGTCAGATGGCTGTAGCAAATATGCTTCTTTAATGCGATTAAGTATTAACGTTGATCTGTTGTATACGAAATCTCCAGGATTAAATTGTTTCTTTTCAGTACGACATGACGGACATTGTAAATTACAGCTGGCATCAAAACTAAATTTAATTAATTCCGGTAATTTAAAATGAGTAGTTGAAAATTGCGTAGATGATGTGCTGTTTACCCAGCCCGGGTAGGTGGTGTTTATTAATTCGTCAGACGATATAGTTTTACTGATCCAAGCAGGGCATATTTCTAAGTTACAATATGAATATGTTTGATCAATTATAGATTCTCGTACTTTTCGAGCTTCTGCACCAAGCCAAATTTCTTCAAGGCTACTATCGAGCAAATTTCCTATAACTTTTGGATGCCACGATTGACAACATAGATGTACATCCCCTGTGTGGGCAATCTCTATATTGTAAAATGGCTCCTTACAATTAAGGGCCATATATTACCTTTGCTGTATTATTCCGGCAAGTTCTCTAATTCTTTGAGATTCAACTGCACCTTGTAATTTTTCAATTATTTGTTGTGCTACAGGAACAGAGCCTTCGCCAAACTTTTTCTCACAGGCAATTAGTACACCTGTCTCACCTTTTGGAAACGTTCCTTCTTCTCTGTTAAACATTGATTTAACGAATTCGATAAGTTCATTGGCAGCAGCTTCTTTTTTATTACCAAAAATATCTTCAACTTTCATACCTGCTTTGGTAATTGCTTCACCTAATGTCATTTCTTCACCAGCAATACGAATAATTGTTTCTGCGGTTGCGCCAGCTTTCTTTGCTTTGGCAATGGCAGCGGCCATGCCTTTCTTGGCAGCGTGACGTGCAGGATTTTTGACAGTATTGCCAAACTTGTCTTTATTGTCGCCTGGCTTTTTGTAAGGACCATCAAACGGTGGATCTTCTTTTTCTTCAGCTACTGGCGCAGGTTGTTCTGCGGGTACTGCCTGCGCTGGCTCTACCGGAGGTGCTTCTGCAGGAACTTCTGCTGCTGGCTCTGCAGGAACTTCAGGTGCTTCTGCATCTAAGTCATTTGGAAATTGTATTGCCGATAAAACGTCTGTGCCGTTTTCTTTATCTTTAATTTCAATATAATCTTTTATAAGTGAACGTACATCTTGCTCTGGATTAACATCAGCAAGTTCTCTAAATACATCCATAAGCTCGTCGTCATCAATAACATCAGTTAGACTTTCTGTTGCATTGTTGCCATCAGTACCTACAGGCATTGGCTGTGTTATTAACTGATTTAGTTTATCAATGGCAGCTTGTTTGCTTTCTTCTTGATCGCTAAAAATGTCGGTGCGTTCGCCAAGAATTCTACTTAACTGTCTTTCGTAGTCTGCAAATTCTTTAACTTCTTTAGTCTCAGCATGGTCGCAATCGCAAGGATCCATGCCGCATACTTTACATTCTTCTTCTGTAACTAAGTCCTCTATAGTAAGATCCTTAACAGGAATATCACTCTCGTCTATGAGTTTAAAAATATACGGAAATACGTTTTTAAGTTCTTCGTTAAATGTGCGAATAGTTAAACGATCAATCCAATCGTTCATTATGTCTTCGGGAATATCGGCAGATTGACTTTCCTCAAATGATTCAGCAAATGCTGAGTATCGGGCAGAGTTTTGCAAATTGTGTATTTCTTTTTTAACACTGTCGATTCTTTCAAGCACTTTACTTTGAATACTGCCCATAGCTTCACTTACTACAGGATTACGATCTACATAGCTTTTAAACATTCTTAAATTGTTTAATTCTTCACTTAGACCAATAACATATCCACCGATGGAATCGTACGGATTACCGCCATGTGCCACATGAGTAGCCAATGCTCTTGCACCGTTTAAGTGTTTGAACGGGTATTTAAATCTTTCGCCTTGAGCATTCTCAATGTAGATGCTTTCGATACGCTGTGCGCGGCCCGCTGGATTTTCAAAATTTACCGGAGCACTATGCTTCACAATAAGTTTAGCATCACCCAGTTGTTGATAGCTGGTTCTGCTGGTTCCAAATAATTTACTTTCAGACATCGTGCCTTCTCCGTGTTTGTTTGCCATGTATTCGTAATCTCGTTTTTCTAAATTGCTTTTAGAAATATCTCGTGTGTCGAAATTCATAAAACGTTGTTTAGCAAATTCTCTAAGTTCTTGTAAAAAATTAAAGAATTTATTTTTAACATATTCGTCTTGACCTTCAACAATATCGTTAGAGTAGATAACAACTAATCCGTCTTTATCTGAAATACTTACGTTAACGTTGCCAAGAATAGCTTTGTCGCTGGTATATTCAAATTTGAATACTCGCGCAGCTTTTTCTTCATCGGTTACGTTACTTTCTTCATCTCCCATTTGTACTTTAGGGAATTGTGTGCGTAGTTTACCAAATAGTTCTTCAGCAATGTTGTTGAGATTTTTGTCCATATTAATATTTATCCTAAATTAGACGAAATAAAGATAGGCATCGGCATTTCCCAATCGTCGTCACTAAATGCATCGCCTGTTGTAATAGTATCAAATACCCTAACATCCCAGTCTGCTAATACTTGACTCAGTCGGACCATTAGCAGTAATGCGCTGACTAAGTCATCTTGTTCGCCTGATTTAGCTTTAAATGTTACTCCGGTAGCTATAAACGTTTTTAATTCAGATATCAAGGGCTTAGAATTTATCTTCATTTTTCCACTTTCAATTAGGTATTTTAACCTGGCACTTGCACCAATTTTACTACCGTGAGTAGTATTGAATCCTTTGCGGAATTTACGTACATGGCCTTTGCGTACTGGCTCGCTGACAAATAATCCGTTGAAATTCTCTTCGCCTATATCTTTAATACATACTAATCCTGCTTCGCCGACTGTGTTATTTTCAATAGACCAATAAAGATTGTTTGAAACTCCGTCACCTAATTCTTCCCCGATATACTTTAAAATATCTCTAAGAACCCTAATTTGTCCTTGTATTGGTGTTAGATTATGTTGCCACTCTGCTACTTGAGTAAAGCTGGGTAACTCGAATACTTCAATAGCGGCAGAGTTGCCCCCTGTGCCAAGACTGGGGTCAAGAGTTACTACGTATATAGATTCTTTGTTTATAGTTTTATACCAACGTGTTTGCCCCATTCTACTAACAGGTTCTTTTCCTTCTAAGCCAGCAAGACAAATACTGTTAATCAGTGTTTCGTCGTAGACTAAGAATTCGCAGTTGTATTCTCGACGGAATCGTTCCTCGCCAATTCTTCCACGTTCGGTTTTTTCCCAAACTTCGTCACGATCAGGATGCTCACTCCATGCACAAGTAAACGGAAAGAATCCGTTAATTCCGACAAGTTGTTCGTTACCAAATTCGTCAAACTTCTTGTTGGCTTCTTTCCAGATAATAGCAAATGTATCTTCGTCACTGTTAGGTGTTGAGGTAATAATAGCTTTACCACCAGTGGCTAATGTAGGAGAGATTGAAGTCCAAAATTCATCAGCAATGTTAGGCGGTACAAATGCAAACTCATCGCAGTATAACAACGAGATAGACATACCACGACCAGTGTTGCCTGTAGTTGTAGTAGAAACAATACGTGACCCGTTATCAAATTCTATACTACCTTTATTGTAGTTAACAACACCGCATCGTATATGATCGGGGCATAACTCGTAAGCATAACGTATACGTTGCATAATTTCTTGCGACCCGGTATACTTATGAGCTGAAATTAAAATTGTTTGATCAGGGTGAAACATAGCATACCATAGCAAATAACCCGCGGCACAAGTTGTCTTGCCCATTTGTCGAGGTAGCATATTAATATTAAATCTATGCCCGTGATATGCATCTAATAGTCGTGTTTGAAACTCAAACGGGTGAAATAACATTTTGCCTTTGACTGGATGTTGTATGTGAAAAAAGTTTTCACAAAAATAATGATAACCAGAATCCATTGAACACGCTGACAGGTCCTGAATATATTTTTCAGTAAACGATTCTTTTGTGTGTGCCTTTTTAGTTAGGACACCATCTAAACTTTTTGTTGACATGTAGTTATTTAACGAAAAAAATAGCTCCCGAAGGAGCTATTTGAGCAGGGCCTTAATCGCCCTAAGCTGCACTGGTTATCTTGCTTTTATGTTTTCGTAAAGGCCGGCTAAGCGATCAGCAATCTGTTCAACTGCCATTGGATTGTCACCTCTTTGAGCAGCAGGATATGCGGCCTTAGGTCTGTTTAGATCTGCTCCTGCATCGAAGTTGTGCGGAAGGTACATCTCATCGGGTGCATTGGCTAATTCTTCTTGACCAATAATTGATTGACCAGGACCTTCGTCGTCATGTTGGTCCATGCCTGGGTAGGACATTTTTTTAATAATAACTTCTGGATCACCCATGTCGCTGTCAGCATCTTCAATGTTCTTTAGTATGCCCATTAAGTCACGGATGCCGCCGCTGCCGGCTGCATTTAAACTGACATTCATGTTAACAGAGTCTTGTTGGCCAGGATTTCTCATACCCATCATGCCATTAGGCATGTTTGCCATTCCAGGCATATCGCCACAGCCTTCAACTTCTTGTTCTTTTACCTGAAAAGTTTTGCCGTCGACTTCAAATTCATCTTTGCCGGCGTCTTTGGCGGCATCAAGTGCGCCGCTAAATGCATTGCCTTCATTTGGTTCTTCAGTGACTGGACGCTCTAAATCGGTCATTCGTTGCATTAATTCTTGAAAGTTCATTTTGTTTCCTTTTGTTTGGAAGCAAATAGACTTTTTGCAGGACCTGCCTTAGGCATTACCTCTTGCTTCTCTTTATGCATCTTTGATGCTAATAACTTTTCGTTGACACCTTTAACTTGTGTCGGCTCTGTATCTTTTCTTGCTTTGGCAAGGTCTTTGAGAAACGAGCTAATATACTTTTCGCCTACAAGACTTTGATTATTTTCTTTGGTGTACTCTTGTGATAATAATGACTTACCATCGGCAACAGTGTCCATGTTCTCAGTTTCAATTTCAAAATTTGCCTCTTCAAGCGGAGTTCTAATTTTAACGTTGTCTCTTGGGATCCCCGTTGAATTAGCAATTAGTTCAGATAACACTGCGCTGGTTGTAGGATAATCTAATTCTACTTCAAACACTGTCATGCTGGCATTTTTTACATTAGGAAAGTCTAATAGGTTAGCTTGAATAGGAGTACTCTTGCCTTTGGCAAATTTGCTAACCTTATATTGTTGCATGGCTGTTTCCATGCAATCTTCGCAATGGTCAGGCAATTCTCCTGCTAATTTAATTTTAAAAGCATATTTCTTTTCTTCTATGCTTTCTTGTAAGTATTCTGTAAATGATTTCATAATATATCCTGATACCTTATTTATTCATATTTTTAAGTTTTTCAATCAAACTATTACGATCTGAAATAATAACTCCACTACCTTGGATGTCTATGCTGTCTTCATTGCCAGCTTTTTGATCTATTTGTTGTTTCTTTAACTGCAACTCAATCATTTTTAACTTTTTATCAAGTTTAGCATTTTTTGCATCAATTGCATTCTTAAGCATTGTACCGGCAACTTCAAATATGCGTCCTGAGTAGCGGCTATCAACATTCATACCCAGATCCATAAGATCGTCGTAGGCATCAGTTGCACGTTGTGCCAGAGCATCTAACTCGCCATCAGCAATATCGCCAAGACCTTTAACATGCGGCAAGGCTGCGCTGATTTTATCAAATTCTGATAAGTCTCGCAGTAATGGCTGTGCCGCTTGTTTTTCAACAGCCTTTTCAGCTTGTTTAACAATTTTTTTGCTCTCGGGCAAGTTTAATAGTTCTTCAAGTTTTTTTGTCATACAATACTTATCAATTTCTACCAGTGTGGAATAAGTCTTGTTCGTTGATGATTCTGAATTTGATTCCTTGATTTTTACACCATGCTTGGGCTGCTCGCCATTTAGCTATATTTCTTACATACTGGATTTGATTGTTTCGATTTTTACCTACTTTTTCATGTAGTGTTTGATTCTGGGGTTTTATTTCAATAAGTTCTACATGCATCTTGCTGGCCTTGTCTACGTATTGAATAAAAAAATCCGGGATATAAATTGTGCTCTTTCCGGTAATAGGGCATCTATAAGGTATTGATATTGCTTCGCTGGCCCATTTTTGTATGCTGGGAGTAGTATCGCAAAATCGCATAAAATGCAATTCCCAAGAACTTCTGTATGTAGGATTTTTCTTACCTACATACTTTTCTGGGTTTGCTACGGTATACTTGCCCTGTGCAAAACGACTCATGCTCGTATGTTGCGACTTTCAACTGTTTCTTCTACTGTTAAAATTTTAAAACCCAGTGTACTGGTTTTCTCTCTATATGCATTTAGCACTTCAGTTACTACAGAACTTAATTGCACATCGTTGAGCCCTTTAAGAGTATCAATAAGTTGAAAGACGCTTATGTTATCTAACTTAGCTTGATTTAACAATACAATGCCCGTACTACGTGCAGAGTTTTCATCGAAGCCTCTTTTTAAAAAATAGCCAACAATAGCATCTATCTGATTTGACGGGAATGTTATTTGCTGTCTAAAGAATTTATCAAAGAATGTTTTAACTTCTTCGCCACTGTCTTTAGGTTCTGATACTGGTAAATTTATAGACATTACGGACCGCCTCCAAGCAAGTTACGTGGTGTTGCAGTTGTTACATTAGCCGGATTGTTTATTGGAAAACTTGTATTTTGAATACCACTTAATCCAATGGTTGCAGCATTAGATAATCCTCTAATTGCCATACCAGTTAATTCAGAAGTTACACCTGCCTTACCTAACGTCTTGGCATTTTTATAAGTGTTGACTGCGGCGATAGCAGTAGTAATAAAGTTAGCAGGGCTGTCAAAGGCCTTGCCACTGCCTAATGCTCCAAATACAGCCTCGGCTCCTGCAAGTACACCACCGCTACCAAATAACGTTCGTGTGCCGCCACCGTAAATACTCAGCGGGCTCGGTGTATGATCGTAATGCTCTTGAGCAAATCCTGGAGGATCACCTTGTTGAACATTGCCTGTACTATAAGCCACTGCTTCGTAGGCTAACGTCATAGACTGCTCACCTGGTTGATTATTAGCAGAGTCAAGACTGTCATGATTCCACTGCGTAATCATTGGATTTATCAACTTGTATCCATAGTAGGCTCGTTTTGCAAGCTGAAATATAGTAATACTATTAAAGAAAGGTATTGAACTGTTATTATCAAGTCCGTATCTTGCACCCATAAACGTAGGTGCTAACATTGCATTTCTATTGTAGGCTGCAAAATTACCGGCTGCTGTACTATCTGCATAGTAGTAGCCGTAATAGTTCTGCCACAGTTGACCAACAACTCCGAGGTTATCGTCGTGAAATCTAATAGTGATATTTTGATAATCTATTTTATTCTGTACTACTTTTTTTCTATTGTATTGATTTAGTGTTTCTGTAGCAATCTGAAACTTAGGCAGTTCAGCAGCCTTGACTAACATGTTGATTTCGTTTTGATGCTGATATGTAAAGTTTAAACTTTTAAGAGCATTAGTGTTAATATTAAACGATACGTGATAAAGATATTTAGATTTAGGTGCTAATCTAAAATCGCTGTCCGTAATTAAGCGGGCAGCATGTTGAAAATCTCCAACATTGCCTCGTGGGTTAGTGGCACCCGATACAAATTGATTCCAAGCCTTACTGGTCATACTATTATTTATTGATTATTATAATATACGTATTTAATGATTAGCCGTAAAAAAAGGCTGTTGCCAGCCTTTTTTATTATGCCTTGCCTGGACCGGTTGTCATAGAAGCAGCGGCTACGCTTCTTCCAAGACCTGTTGTAATACCAACACCAGCACCACCACCAACTTGACTTGCGTTATCATACTTGATACCAAGTGAAATAGTAGCGGCAGCATTTTCGCTGTAACTCAAGTTTTGATAGTTTGCACTTAGCAAGTAGCAACCATAGCATTCCCATGTTTCAAGGATAGCAGGTGCATTGTTTCCGTTGCCGCCGTCTGTGATTTCAATCTTAGTTGTAAATTTGTAATCAATACCAGCTGCTGCAGAACTTTGCTCTAAGAAGTCAAATTGTTTCTGTAACTGTTCGCCAACAAGTTTGCTTACGTTTCCGTTAACATCGTCACGAACTTCTAAAGCAATGTCTTGCCATGTGTGCTTACCAGCAATATGTACTTTGCTGTTGTACACTGGGATTTCGATATTTTCAAATGATAGATTTGGTCTACCGCAGGAAATTACCTGTTTAGTTAATTCAGTAGCGTTGCCAGCTGTAACGCCAAAACCAATTAGTGTAACGCGGAAGCGATACTTTAGTTTTGGCATTAACAAGCCTTGTGATCCAGCTCCGCTTTCTAACGGAACTGTAAAGTTGTTTAATGATGAAATTGCCATGTTCTTTTTCCTTTTATATTATAGGATTAACCTAAAGCAGCGATCTCACCAGTGTTCTTTAAGCGTAATGGAATATAGATAAATTCCACTGCTTTGACTGGTTCAATAGCAATATCCAGGTATAATTCATTTCGGTCAATTCTTGCTGGTGTGTTATTCGATTCGTCGCATACTACAACATAGTCATAGAGCGCACGTTGTCCAACCAACTCAAGCATTAGACTCTCAGCTGCCGATTTAATTTGATCACGTGTAATCTTATCATTAGGCTCAAAAATGTATGGCTTAGCCAGTGCATTTAATTGTCTGCGTAGGTAAACTACTAAACGTGCTACGTTAATACGATCTAATGCACTTGCAGCTCTTGCGCGAGTATATTGACCATAGTTAACAAGTCCTGTTCCTGTAATGAATGTAATTGGGTTAATTTTTACACTGGCTAACGTATCACGTTGACCAACGTTTAATGCAACACTGTTAAATTCGCCTTCTGCATCTACATAACCAACTGCTGTGGCGTTAGTAATACCACCGCGACGTACACCTGCTGGTGCAAACCATGGATAGCTAACTTGATCGCTTAGAGCAATAGTTCTTAAGATCATGTGGCTTGGAGGAACAACTACGTTGTTACCAAAATTGTCGCTTGTGAATCCCCATGGATAGAAGAATCCGATATATTCATCACTTGAAACAAGACCAAGATCATTGTCTTCAAGAGCAAGCTGTTGGTTAGTACCCCAGTTTAACAATGAAGTTGCATCGCTTGTTAAACGAGCTGGCGTATCAGCTACTACAAATGCTGTTAAGCCTCTGTCGTAATTTAAGCTGATAAGTTCGCCTACAAGCTCAGGATACCCTGGGCAAGCAATTAGGTTAAACACACGGCTTTCTTCATCACGGATTTGTTGGTTAGCGTTAACAAGTGCTTGCAATGCCTGAACAACAACTTTACGCTGTGCCTTACGACCAAACGTACCTGAACCATTATCTTGGTTTCCGCTGATTGTTACCCAACGATGTGGATAATAATCTGCCATGCTTACATCGCCGAAGCGTGTATTGTCGGCATCAACGTCGATATAATTTTGTTTAAACTGCTTTACATTGAAACCACTTCTACGTAAGTTCCATAGTAACATACCTTTTGGATACAATGCTGAGTCTGGAGCATCTGGATCTAAGTAGTTGCTTGAAAGCAGTTCTTCAATAGTGCCTTGCATGTCACTGTTTTCACCTGCGGTGTTGTAACGAACATCTGCAAACAAGCAGCCGTCTTCTGTACTTTGATCACTTGTATCAACAAGGAACCATTTCATTAGATCTTTATTATACTTGTAAATGATCGGAAAGTTTTCAACATCGCTGGTGTCAATCCATAGGTCGCCAGTTTCAAGAGCACTGCCATCACTTTGTGTTTCTGGCTTAGATGCTGCAACTGTCGGACCAGCTGGATCAGTCAACGGATTTGCATTTAAATAGCCAACCCAGTTGCTACCGTCATGTGCTAAAATATCTACTTCATCAATTACAGAACTATACCATAAGGTACCGTCTGCTGTTAAACTTGTAGGAGGATTACCACCTGCGGCATAACTTAATGGCTCCCATAAGCTGGCTACATAGTCATGATTTGCTGTAGGGTCAACATATAAGTTGATTGTACCGTTACCAGTAGTAGGCACATACTCAGAGAAACCTAAGTCATTTAATGGATTATTAGTTCCATTAGTTAAGTAGATCTCGCCGCCTAATGCATGGTCAATAACTAATCTATTTTGTGTATCAACACTGGCTTCAACTGGGGATCCAGTTGGTAATGCTGTGTTGATTGCGGCCGCTACGGTTGCAGCATTGCCTACTGCCGGTGTAGCAATTGCAAAACTAATAGTTGTATCGGTAGTAGGAGCTGTTGAACCTGCTTCGCTATATGCAATATCAAACGAATAAGTAGTGCTTTCGCCGCTTACTGTAAATCTTAAATCATTAGTTGGGGTTGTTCCACCAAGAGCAGTACCTAAAATCTTTAGTGTATTGCCAGATTGGTAACCTGAACCGCCAGTTGTGATTGTAACTGTTGTGTTAGTGCTGGTATATGTTAGTCCTGAGCCTGTTTTAGTAACAGTTGCAATAGCACCAATGCCACTGCCTGTAACTGCTGCTACTGCAACACCGGAATAGGTTGCTGCGGCTGCAACCGATGTACCAAGAACAGACGACTCTGATACTAAGGTAAGTGCGCCGGCATCACCTGCAAAAGTACTTGCTGTAACTTTAGTTGATCTAATAGTAGTCGGTGCCGCACTCTTTCTGCGATACAAAGCAAAATCTGCTTCTGCGCCATCTTCTGCAACATCAAACTTAGCGTACACTGTGCCGGCTGCAAGATTTGCACCGCCACCAGTTTTGTCTAATTTAAAAAGAGCAGTTAACGAATCGCTGTATAACGGGGCACTAACTTGCTCAAATGCTTGCGTTGTGCTGTTGTAACGGTTAACTCTCCAACGAGCACCTAAGTTAGGTTCTGTTGTCTTAATCCATACGCTACCTGTAGGAGCCACTGAAGGATCTAAGGTTGCATGTTTCCACTGCGGGACACTGGTGTGCGCTTGCATTGCAAGTAACGGTGTGCCAGCCCAGCTTGCATCCCATGCAGTTGAGCCAACTTGTACCCATGTTCCAGTATTATTTCTGTACCATAGTGACATTGGATGCTGTTCAGTAACTTCTGAATCTGCATAGCCGCTATCGCGAGTAGTAACAATAGCATAGCTACCATTTTTACCTACGGAGTTTGCAGGGCCACCGGTTAACGCATTAACCTTAGTAGCATCTGTAATAATCATTGGGATTTTGTTAGTGAAAGTCTGGCCACCTGTGGTTGTTGCTGGATCATCATTCCATTCAAAAATACCCCACTTGGTGTTATCTGTATCAAGCCAGTAAGTACCATTATTTGGTTCTGCGCTTGGGGCGTCAACAGATGCGTTTAACTGGTTAAGGTCAAGATTTGCACGTACTACATACGCACGGTTACTAACGCCTAACAAACTATAAGCTGTTTGCAAACCATATTCGTTCTGTTCGCCAGCATGAATAGGGTTGTTGTTTGCGTCAGTTTTAAATACTGGGTCGCCGAAGGTATCTCCAAGATCCTTTTGGCTTGTCAATAAGTATACTTGACCTGCATTAGCTTTTAATGTGCCGGGAGCTGTACCATCTCCTGCGCTATTTGATTTGTTTTCCGCAGATGCTACTACAATCAAAGGGACTGTACCGGGTTCTGCTGGTGTATAAAACGATTCGTCAATTACTTTGACTTCTACGCCTGGTGAACTTAATGCCATATTAGCTTCTCCTATGGGTTTTCATTATAATATTATTTAGCGTATTTTATCAAAATGGGTCGCTTATAACCGGTTGAAAAGGGGTTGAAAAGGTACGCATAAATACCGTTATGAGCAGACCTTTATGTATTTGCGGGTATAGGCCAGCGGCCATTAACTATAAGAAGAACGGAAAAACTTATTACAGACGTAAGTGTGAAGTGTGTCTTGCAGGCGGCATTGGTACTGGAATACCTAAATGGTATCAGGACGGTTATCGCATGAAGTTAGTCTGTGATAGATGTAACTTCAAAAGCAAATACAAGGAACAATTTAATGTATTCCATGTTGATGGAAATTTAAATAATTCCAGAGCTACTAATTTAAAAACAGTATGCGCTAATTGTCAGCGCATACTTGTTAAGGACAATATTAAATGGCAACAAGCTGGTCTTCAACCAGATTTTTAATTTGATCGAACAGTTGGTCAATAGTACTGTTATTATCAATTTCAACATCGATATCTTTGCCTATCCATGCAGTTTCGCTGGCATGAATACCACGCTGTTCCATTCGTAGTTTACTAATAGACCAACTCATGTTTGTAGGGCCTTGATTAACAGTCCACGCATCTTGATACCATTCGGGATCGTCGCCTCGAATAACTCGTACTACTTTGCCGCCTGCATTGTGAATAGCTTTGATCTCGTTAGGAAAACGTACATCGCTGATAACAATGTTATCGCCTGTTTTACGCATTTTGTTTTCAAGACTGGCAATCCAGATGTCGTCATGAAAGCCCTGACGACAAACTTCTGTACCCCAGTATTGTAGAATATGACGTGGTGTAATGTCTTTACCCAGTCGTGTACTCCACCACTCGTCACGTTGCTCACGCCATTCGCGAGCTTCTTTTGTACGTCCTTCCAACAGAACGCGGTCCCAGCCAAATACAGCGGCAACCGCGTCTTTTAATGTGTTTGCAAATGAGTCACGGCGAAATCCGTGAAAGTTAACCAAATAGTCTGCGGCAGTGTCTTTGCCGCTGCCAATAAATCCAACGAAGCCTATGATCATATTATCTCCAGTGATAATATATATTACAGGATTTTTACAATGTTGTCAAGAGTGATTATACCCCGTATCTGTTCAATTTACGTTTAGCAGTTCCATTTACGTAATGCCAGTGCTTTGCGAGTTGGCTCACCGTTGGGCTTCTTCATAGGGCCTTTGTTACCACCCATTCTTGCACAGAAACTCTTTCGACGTTTAGCTGCTTTTGATCCAGGCTTTAGTTTACTGGGTTTAGTGGTCACTGCCATTTGTAGTTTGCTTCCTGGATTTTCTCTTCGGTAGCTGGCAACACCCTTGGCATTAAGGCCGCCTTTTTTACTCTTGCCAGCTGAACGTTTCCATGCCGCAGATTCGTCCAACAGTTCATGATCATCTACTGATTCAAAATCTTCCCATATAGTTTCTGCATCAACGCCATGTGCTTCTGCCCATGCTTCTACCATTTCTTCAATAGCGTCAAACAATTGATCTGCATCTTCTTTAATCTTTTCACAATCGTTTACACGTTTGCCGGCATTTTTACCAGTACCAGGTTGAGTGCCAGTTTTTCTGTGTCCTGGCCAGCATTTTTTTGGTCCTGCCACACCTTCTGTTAGTATTTCATGTACTTTCATAATTATCCAATAACAAATGTCATTGGTGTTCCACCGGACACTAATGTTTCTAATTCTTTATCTAATGCTGCGATTTCTTCTTTGCTGGCGCTTTTTAAATCTGCACCATTGAGCTGAGTGCCGCCACCTGGGCCAGCAATTTGTGCAAATTTGCCTCTGGCTTCTCCAAGGATGCCTTTACATATTGCAAGAGTGTAATCTCGTATCCATTGCTTGGCATATAGATCGTCAATTAGATTATAGTCTGGACGAAAATTATGGCAGCGTAGCATGATAGTTTCGCCTTCTGTAAAAGGTCTTTGTAAAATGCGTAATACATGGCTTTGTTGAATCCACTGAAATTCAATATAACTACCAAACATACGGCCTATCATTTCTTGGTATTGGGCAAACATATCGTAGGTAGCTATGCCGCCCAGCATGGTACTGTTTAACAAATATGTGTTGGTATAAGCAAGGTTAAATGGTTCAAAATTGGTACCACTGCCGCCGCCAGTTCGACTACCTAACGTGCGTCTAAACACACTTTGCACAGCAATAATTTCATCGGGTAATCTGTAGTCATTTTTATCTTTTTCAAGCTCAAGAAACATGTAACTTTCTTCTACTGCATGACTACTACGTTGTCTAAATCTATTAATAGTTTTTTCTAAAGCAGTTTCATAATGTATAGGATCCAGTTCAACATCAATCATGCCGTCGGCCAGCATAGTACGTACATAATCATATACTTTTTGTCTTTCAGCTTGTGGATTTATTTCTGACATTTGTATCTCCCATTATATTTATCGATAAATATTGTACTATGCCACGTTTATCACTCTACCGTCCTGAAAAGGGCAACGATTACAAGTTTATCGATCGCCAAGCCAGCGAAATGTTCACCGTTGGTGGTACAGATCTGTACCTGCACAAATACCTTGGCGCTAACACTGATCAAGCTAATGCCACTGCCGATCAACCACATTACGATTCGCTAAAAGAAACAAACATACAAGATTTGTTATTTCTTGAAAATCGTGATCGAAAATATGACTCCAGCATTTATAGACTGCGAGGAGTTTATAATGTTCAAGATCTCGATTTTAATTTAAGTCAATTTGGCTTGTTTATAGACAATGACACATTGTACATGACTGTGCATATTAATGATTTCATTAAGACCGTTGGTCGTAAACCATTAAGCGGTGATGTTATTGAAGTTCCGCATTTAAAAGATGAATTTGCGTTAAATGATTTTGACGTTAGTTTACCTCGATACTTTGTTATTTCAGATGTGGGCCGTGCCGCAGAGGGATTTAGTCCAACCTGGTATCCACATTTGTATAGATTAAAACTTACAAAAATTGTGGATAGTCAGCAGTACAAGGAAATATTTGATCAAAAGATTGTTGATCCTGTAACTGGTGAAGAAACTAATAATACCTTACGAGATATATTGAGTACACACAGTAAAGAGTTAGCTATCAACGATGCACTAATTGCACAAGCAGAAGCCGATGCTCCTAAGAGTGGATATGAAACGCAACACTTTTATACTTTGGCATTAGACGAAAACGGCCGAGCTGCTATACAAACAGTAGATGATAGTGTGTCACCCCCTGATGCAAGTTCAATGGGTCTTGATGCAAGTAGAATTGCACAGCGTCCTAAGCGTAATGGTTATACTGGTTATCTGGTTGGCGATGGTATTGCTCCTAACGGTGTAGATTTTGGTCACGGTATTACATTCCCTAATGCACCAATCGACGGTGATTACTTCCTACGTACAGACTTTTTACCAAATAGGTTATTTAGATTTGATGGTGTACGCTGGATTAAGTTTGAAGATAACGTGCGTACTACATTAACTAACACTGATACTCGAAATACATTAAAAGGCGGGTTCATTAACAACAGTAATAAAACTGGTGTTAATTTAATTACAACTGACTTTGTAACTCCAACTTCTAACATTACAACATATCTTACTAATGAAACATTTGCGGCAGGTATGTATGCTACCGCAATAATTGGTTCGTCACAGTTTCCAACTGTGACTGTCACAGCAGGTGCTGGAGGAAAAGCATTGTTGACTTTTAGTGAAACTGCTCCTGCCGGTAAACAAGTTGAATGGAAATTGTATCAAGGTTCTACTGAAGAACGCCGAGCATTAAGTAAAACATTAAAACCTAAGGCTGATTTATAATGCAACATTTTTATGATGGTCAAATACGTCGATATCTGTTACAAGTTATTAGACTATTAAGCAACTTTGTTGTTAAGTATGGAGACGGTAGTCTTGTACGTGTCCCAGTAATGTATGGAGATGCTGATAGACAAGCGGCTCATATTATAAAACAAAATAGTGAGAACACAACATTAGGTGCTCCGCGAATTGCTGTGTATATTACTGAGTTAGAATTGGATACTTCTCGTCTTGGTGATGCTACCTATGTTGGAAAAATCAACGTTAGAGAACGTGCGGTTGACTCGTCTACTGGTGAATATATCAGTACACAGGGTGACAATTATACAGTTGAAAGATTAATGCCAACTCCGTATAAACTAACGTTGAAAGCTGACATTTGGTCTTCAAGTACTGATCAAAAGTTACAAATTTTAGAACAGATTTTAATGTTGTTTAATCCAAGTCTTGAAATACAGACTACAGACAACTATGTTGATTGGACCAGTTTAAGTGTAGTAGATTTAACAGGGGTTACATTTAGTTCAAGATCAATTCCAACCGGAACTGCTACTGATATTGACATTGCAACATTAACATTGCAAACACCAGTATGGATTAGTCCTCCAGCAAAGATAAAACGATTAGGAATTACTACCAGTATTATTTCTAATATCCTTGGATCTATTAACGGCCCTGAGACTTATGTTGACGGTCTTGCATCAGATAATAACATTTCTGATTACAGTGCTGCCCCATCTAATCCAGTGTTTAGCCAAGCAGCTACTATAGGAAATTTTGATATTGAAGTAGTGGGTAGTCAAATTAGACTCAGAAGCAACGAAGGCACGCCCGGGGAAGATTTAGCATGGACCATGTTAATTAATCAAAATCCTAACATTTATCAAGCAGGATTAAGCAGAATCTATTTAAGACAACCTGACAGTAGTTATGTAGTAGGTTACATCAGTATCAATGCAACAGATGCTACTATGCTGGTTGTTAATTGGGACAGTGACACATATCCTGGTAATAGCACGTTAGCGTCTATTCATAGAACAAGTATTGGAACGTTTGATGCTATCATTGATCCGCAACGAACTCGACCAAGTAATGTAGTAGAAGGTACACGATATCTAATACTTGAAGACATCGGTGGCGGAATTCGAGATACTTTTATTGCAGAAAATTCAGTTCAACGAATTAATACTAACATACTACATCGTAAAGTAAACGATCACAAAATTTTTGTAAACGGAGTAGAAGTAGGATCAGGCAGTGTGAGGATCCCTGACAACATTGACACTGGGGATTATCACATTACTCTTGACGTTGCGGCGCCTGCCGAGTCAGAAATTAGTTATGAATTATATATGAATGAAGACGGGCCCGATGCTTGGAAAAATGCTGACAGCAGTGATTTTATTGCTGAAGCTAATGATGTTATAGAGTGGAGTGGATCAAAGTGGGTAGTAGTTTTCAGTGCGCAAGAATATACTGATCAGTTGATTTATTTGACAAATATCTATACTGGAACTCAGTATAAATGGAATGGCGTAGCTTGGAGTAAAAGTTTTGAAGGCGGCTACAAGAAAGGAAGTTGGAAGATTGAACTCTAAAGATCGTATTGTATGTAGCGGAGCATTGTTCTACGCTAAATCTACTCGCAGGTTTTTATTACTACAAAAAGCCCAAGGCAAACATACTGGTACATGGGGACTTGTTGGTGGGACAAATGAAGAAGAAGAAACTCCATGGCAGGGATTACAGCGAGAAATTCAAGAAGAGATTGGCACAGTGCCTGCTATTATAAAAACTATACCTCTTGAAACTTTTGTAAGCAATGACACAGTGTTTAATTTTCACACGTATCTATGCATTATAGAAAATGAATTTGTGCCCGTACTAAGTCAAGAACATATTGGATGGGCTTGGAGCACACTTGATTTTGCTCCTAAACCATTGCACCAAGGCTTACGAAATAGTTTCACTAATAAAATTATTAGAACAAAACTACAAACAATATTTGATATAGCAGAACTATTTTAAGCGTATGTAGAGTTCAATGTGAACCACCGTGTGCTACTAACTGCCACGTACTCAAGCATACTTGCTGAAGAATGTCCAACACCTACGTTAGTGCCAGAATCATTAATTTGAGCTCCACTTCCAGGATAAACTGTAATTGAGCTGCCGAGGCTGTTTCTAATAAGAATACGTTCACCGCCTACTGCTGCGGGCAATAGTACTCCGCCTGAGCCAGCAGTGACATAGTTGATTTGTCTTGCCAGTACTGTTGCTGTTGCCTGTGTAGATCCTGCTGCTGTTACAGCTGAGTTATTACCAAATGCTACAAATCCGCTATATTGGGCAAGACGTATTAGTCCGGTATCGAGCACTTCAATACTTGGAACTCCTGACACATCGTTAACACTGAAAATTGTGCCGGCCATTGAGTTAGTAATACTAAACAACTGTCCAGCACTGCCTTCAAAGCTGATTGTACCGCTGTTAGTTGGGTACACTTTCATTGTTATGTTCTGTGCGCCCGTACTGGCATCAGCGCCGCTAAACACAATCTTAGGATCTTGTGTACTGTCGCTTCTTGCTGGGGTAATAACTATATTTTTATCTGAATGTGCCATATTTGTCTCTCTTGTATTTATGCTATGTTAAATTCCAAAACGACTGCGAGAGCCGTAAAATACTTGTTTAATTTCATCAGCGGATAATACTCGATTATACGCTAATAAGAATCCTACTTCGCCACTGCTTCTTTCTGAAGGGTAGACGTTTATTCCAAGATTGTTTGGGCCTTGAGATCCGCTGGCATTAGAATAAGTCAATGTTCCGTTTACATACATTTGCCAACTATCGGTAGCAGTATTGCCTGATGCGGCTAATATTCTCCAACTGGTGTCGCCCGCGCCGGATGATACTGCAGAAACCCACCCTTCTGCATAATGATTTTCCGTTGAGCCTGACCAATGCCCCATGAGCCAGTTATTGCTAACTGATGTAATAATTCTACCTGTTACAGATGTATATCGAGCAGCGGCAATAACAGTGTATGCACCACTCGAATAATTTAATCCTGTGGTTATGTAATTATTTCCGCTGAATTGAATTACTCCGCCATTGGCAGATCCGATGGTCATTGTGCCTGTGAGAGATCCGTTGTTAGAATTTTCACTGACGTCTCCGAGCCCGCCAAGTTTACACTGCACATCTTCTAACCATATTTGAACATTCTGATAATCATAGCCTTGAACAAGGAACGATGCGGCGGTTGCATCTGTAGTAAAAGTTGCCCATGCTAAGTAAAAGCCGCCACCTACATCAATCTGATTAGCTGAACTGTATTTTCCAGATTCTGATGTTTGACCCCCGCCTGAATTATATTGGCGTACATAGAATAAATTTGGATGAGGTGTAGCTGTATATTTTACTATTGCTGATATAGTGTACTGTGTACTTGCTAAACAGCTCGGAGTGCCGTTTGCGCTATTCCACCAATTAACTCCGCCGCCGTTGTTTGCGGTAATATTTAAATAAACTCCCAGCTTACCGTTTCGTCCAGTATAGGCAGTAGATGTGCCTACTAATCCGTTCCAATTACTAAACGACGGGTAAGCATAGCCTATTCTATCTGCACCTACTCCTGACATAGATTTTCTATTAGATGCGTCAAGACACATGGTTAAACCACTGCTTGGAACATTTGGTCCTGCTGATACACTCATAATCCGTATCTCCCCTTATGTGCATTAAAATTGTTTTGTACTTCCGTTGCTGATAGTATTCGACTGTAGACCTTTACTGAATAGATAGTTCCAGTAAAAGGTTCAGCAGCTCCATTCACATCCGCACCTATTCTAAAATTATATGTAACAGGTATACTTGCTGACAATACACCACTATTAACCTGTACTCCATTTTTATATAATATTACATTACCGGCACTATCTCTGGTAGTAGTTAAGCAATATGTGCCAGCAGCAATTGGTGCACCTGGAAAATAAACTGCACCATTTATGTATGTGCCGTATCTGCCTGATATCCAAAGATTTCCAGATGTACTGCCTGTGCCATAATTACCAAATATTTCGTCAGCCGTAGTTCCATTAGTATAATACCATGCTTCAACCGTAAATGGATTGTTTCCAGTAATTATGTTTGACGAATTTAAGTCAATATAAGAACTTCCATTAAATGAGAAAGTTCCGGTTGAGGAGTATGATAAATTAGTAGGCGTTAGGACATAGTTTCCTGTAAGATCTTTTAACACTTCTGTACTACTGCGTGTCCCGGCTACAAAATTATTTGCAACAGATCCTGCTTCGAACTGTATGTTTGCAATGTCGTGTTTTTGACCGCCTGATCCTGGAAACCAATATGAAATTGCAAGAGGATTATTAGGTGTAAAGGTCAATGTATACTTTCGCCATTCATCCACTGGTCCTAATGTATAACCAACACTTGCTCCCGTTGGCGTAGTAGATCCATAATTATAAATTTGATAGCTGTTGTTAGTTCCCACGGCACTTGGTGTTACTGCCCTTGCCCAGAAAGATACGGTATATGGAGTGCCTGATACTACTGATGCATCAACACTATAAGCCATTCCGTCAGTAGCATCGGTCCTATTAAAGTGAAGTCTAATACAATCAGTCGGCGGTCTACCAGGTATGCCTGTAAATCCATTTGGTATTATTTCTTTAACAAGGGCAGAGTTAGGTAAATGTGGTGCTCCCCACCACATTGTTGGAAAACTTAATGAGTTTACTGCTATACGGACATCGTTAACAAAATCATCGTAAACTTTATGGTTGCCTGTTGCCGGATTAATATAGCCTTGACTACCGTCTTGACTGCCATTGTATGGGTGAAGGCTAAACGTTGTAGCTGATAACTTTTTAATAAGATAGTTTGTACCAGCTGTAACACCGCCACCGGTAGTTTGAGGTTGCATTACATCGTAACTTCTTAACGAATGTGCTGCTGTCATAGTAACAATATTTCCAGACACACTGGCTACTGAACCAATACTAAAATATGTACCGGATCCGTATTGGTTAACATTATATGTTCCCCACCCGTTGCCGTATGTAGGTAATGCATTAACAGAAGGCGTAGGTATAGTATTAGTTACTGGCCCTCCGACGAAAGATTTGCCGTTGTTCATATCGTAATAGAATACTAACCCATCTGTTACTATCTTAGGAGATTGATTGATACTCATAATCCGTACCTCCCACGCAATGCATTGAAATTTTTCTGTATTTCTTGAGTTGACAATTCTCTATTGTATACTCGAATAAGCGATCGTCTGCCGTAGTGTTTCCATCCATATAACGATCCAAATATAATACCGCTGCCATCATATAACGCTTTGCCGGCAGTGTTAGGTGTTGATCCGCCACCTTGATACACTCCATTAATGTACAATGAAACAGTATTACTCATTCTATTCCATACCATAGTTCTAAGTTTCCAGTAATTAAAATTACTGTAAGGAGCATTTAATCCTATAGTAACTTCGTCACTATATCCGCTTGCTGGATTATTAGTTACACCAAATTTAAATTGTGTGTTTCCTATTCCGTGATTCCAATCAAATCCAACTGCACCGGCTCCATACCCTGCTCCGGACACGACTGTGCCTGCGTCGGCTTCTGGATAATTTACTGAATATGTATACACCGATTCTTCAATAGTCCATGAACCGTTGGTAGATTTAAGCGCACTGCTTAAACTTGCTGAATCAGGCACTGATATTGTAAAAAAGTTACTGACATTGCCGGCATTTTGTAAATAGCCTGCACTAACAAACTCACCACTGCTGATAGTTCCGTGATTGTTATTTCCGCTTAGGTCGTACCAAGTAGATCCTGTACCGGGATAACTTTTAACATTGGCAGCATCATAGTGAAGGACTAAATCTGTTAACGTAGTAGAAGAATTATAATTTACGCTCATAATCCGTATCTTCCTCTATGTGCATTAAAATTTTGTTGTATTTCAGCAACAGATAACGCACAATTATACATACTCACTGCATCAATTCTTCCTTGCCAGTAGTAGCCGGCACCGCCAGCCCAAAACCCTATTCGCATGCCGTTAGTCCAGTCTGCGGTGCCTGTGGTATTTTGAGAGCCTTGAAATATACCTTGACGGTAAATGCTTACGTTAACGCCGTTATATACTACGCAGTAATGTCCCCATGTTCCTAAAGGAATACTTGTAGGTTTAGCATAATAATATTCGCCAGCGACGCCGCCATGTGTATAATACCAGCTGTTGTCACCGTACCAATAAAAAGTTGGACCACCTCTCCATCCAATTGGCATTCTATTTTCTGCATCACGTTTAGCCCAAAAAGAGATTGTATAAGTTGGCATTACGCCTAAGTTACTGGTTACATCTATATAATTGCTACTACCATTAAAACTAAAAGTCTTATCACTTGCATAAGTTAAACTTGTTGCAGTTATTATGTTGTTTCCGGTAATATCTACAACGGCTTGTGTAGTTGATCGTGAATCATATACATACGGGGAAACAACAGCAGCATCGTTGCGATCTTCTTTAAACGGGCCTGCCCAGAATATAGTAATAGGAATATTTAAAGTTGCACCAACAGGATTAATAGCCCAGTATTTTCCATCGCTGCCTCCGGCAGCATTATAATATATAACATTGGCTCTATACCACCCGTCGCCCATGTCATCGTAATTTGCAGTACTTTGCCAACCGCTTATATTAGAGTAGTGAGTGTATATTGGTGTTGACGCACTTAAACTTGCTCGGCCAGCTACTGGTTTAAAAAATATACTGTGTCCTGTATATCTTGCTGCTGCGCCACCGCCACCGCCTGTTACAACGCCGATGCCGGGATTATTAGAGTTGGTTAGATAACCAACTCCAGTTGCTGTTATAGGTGTTAACACTTGTTTATATACAGGTGCTCCTTTGTAATATTCACCAGTTAATGTTATTACTGACGTAACGTCTGACGGAGTATTAAGATATGCGCCGATAGTGACAGCAGAACTTAAATTAGTAGTTGGGGCCCCACCCCAGGACTTTGCAGTATTAGCAATATCATAATACATAACTAATCCGTCTGTTGCTATCTTAGGTGATTGTGCTAATGACATTATCCGTACCTTTTTTTATGTGCTGTTAGATACTGCTGGTTAACTTGCACACTTGAATGTGCTTCATTGTAAACCTGCATGGCTCCAAAATCTCCTAACCAATGTCCCCATCCCCAAAAAATTCCAATGCTGCCCATATTACCTCCGCCAAGTGAGCGAGGTGAAGTTACATTCAATACATAATCTTGCACACCATTTATATACATGACCATATTAGTACCGCTTGTTCGAACAAACGCAAGATGTACCCAACTACCGGTGTTAGCTGATGCCCCTGTGCTGGTATAGTAATTCCATTGGCCGTCATATTGAAGATAGTATAGTTTACCATCATTTAATCCGTAACCTACGTTAACCGGTCCGCCACTCCAGTGCGAAAATAATGCTCGCTGACCAGTAGCTGTTGTGCGTACAGAAAAATACACACTACAAGCCGTTGGCAATGTAAAATCGGTATGAGCAATGTAACCGGTTGATCCGTTGAACGATAGATATTTAATATCGTTTTGACTATTCATTGAAATGCCGTTCTGAAGTGTCCCTACTCTGGACCCTTGCAAATCATTTAATGTAGTTCCCGAGTATGATAGCGGTCTATTAACATCTGTTGCAAAATTTAAATTTGTCGCTATAAGACCTGCTTGAGAGTTTACTTTTGACAAGTCTACCCAGGTACTCGATGTTCCATAGTTAATTGCCATTTTTATGGTCCGCTTATTAAAACTCTACTTTTAAGTTATCAACGTCCTTACGTTCGCCATAAACTGTATAGAAACATTTAACTGGCTTGCCTGTTTCGTTTACAACATAAACTTTGTTGTCCTCAATGCGATCAACATATAGTTGTTGTCCTGCACCGCATGGTGTTAAGTTAACAGTAATGCTGTCACTGTGTACCAGTCCTGTCCAATATTCTGGTAATTCAATAACATCTTCTGCTTCAAGTTTTCCGCGAACATATACACCATTCTCTGGACCTTCAAGACAAGCATACTGTAACTTCATGCCGTCTTTTGTTGGATGGTCAATTAAGAACGATTTTGTTGTGGCTGTTAGTAGACCTGTTACTTCCACACCTACGTTGTTAGTTTGTAACTTAACAGCATTATTATAACGTAATTCTACGTAACGTGTAGTACCCATACCTGTACCATAAATCAACCATTCGTTGTTTACGTCGTCATAGATACCCCAAGAGTTGCCGCCATCGTGCATGAACACTGCACGACCATTAATGCTGTAACCTTCCCATGTGTTCTTGCCGCTACCATTAGTTTGTACACTACCGTAATCGCCAGTTACGCCGCCAACGCCGACTGCAAACATAGATTCGCCTGCATCATAGAATTCAGTATGGCTGTCGTTTACATGTTTAATTGCCCAAGTTCCGCCTTCGTCAAGAATACCAACGTTGTTACTATTGTCGGCATAGAACCAGCCTCTGGTAGTACCACTGGTTCTTAAGATTAACGCATTAGTAGTTGTTGAGTTGTCAAAATACTCGTAATTTCCGCCCTGGTTAACGTGTGTCATTGCTGTCAGTGCGGCATTCCACTGCATATAGTACTTGTCGGTTGTGCCCTCTTGGAATCTAATATATGGATTACTACTGCCGCTTAATACCATCTTAGCATCACTACTGCTGCCAACGGTAAATCTATAAGCAGTGTTTGCACCTGCGGCAATGCCAAGATAGTTGGCAATATAAACACCTGCAGTAAATTCACTACTGTTGTTTAATCTTAAATAACCGTCATTATAATCTGCTGTTACCGCAGCACGACCGTTGAAGCTAATACCTCTATCATCGTTAGCTGAGTTAGCAGTGAAGTCTAATGCATCGCTGGTGTCAATACTAACTTGTACCGCAGTACTTGATCCAAACGTTGCAGTTCCACCTGAGGCCAGTGTTAATGCTAATGTTCCGTTAATGGTTGGGTTACTTCCACCTGCGGTTGCATTAGTTTGATTAACAACAAATTTTAAATTTCCACCTACATTAGTTTTACCACCAATAACATAGTTGTCGCCGTTGTTACCCAACTGCATAAAATTCCAACCAAGGTCAGCAGCATAATTATCTGAGCCATCATATCTCTGACGAATCACTGTTCCACTGGCATTGGTAATTCCACCACCTGTAAACAGCGCACCACTAATACCTGTGCCACCTGTTACTACCAATGTACCAGTAATAGTAGATGCTGAAGATATAGCAGCCAACATGGTTACTTGACCATTGGCTTGGATTGTCATTCTTGTTTTGCTACCGGCAGCGTAACTATCGGTAGTACCAAAATACATACGTGTACCGTATCCGCCGCTGCCTTGAACATATATACCTGCTTGTGCGCCAGTAGTTCCTGTGCCACCATTGAATGTTATACCAGTAGCGTAGTCTGCTGTAGTTTGTCCCTGGAAATGTAAGCCATATTGTGCAGTGCCGGGAGTGGTTGTATTAATGACTGCTTCTCTATTGATAGTTACAAGACCATCTGAGAATAGACTGTTACTAACACCAAGACCACCATTAACTACAACCGAGCCTGTACTTGAGCTGGTAGCTGCTACTGCATTAGCATTGATAGTAGCTGATACTGTAGTAGCACCACCGCCGTAAAGTTTTGTGGCTCCACTATTACCATTGCTGTATCCAAGATATAAGCCGTCGGCATTACCGCCACTTGCAGTTGGGTTGTGAATAATTCTAAAGCCAGCATAGTTATCGTTTACTGCAAAATCAATACCTCTGTTGCCTGTACCAACACCACTCTTAATAACACTGTTAGCTGTGACTGCACCACCGTTGGCACTGCCTAAGTTTACGTTAGTCGTAGAACTTGCGGCGCCACCTGTACCAACGTTAACAGTTTTTGTAGTTGCAGCGGCAGTGGCTCCTGTACCAAGATTGTATGTGCTTGCACCAGTACTTCCAGTACCAAGGTTAACTGTTTGAGCTGCGGCAGTATTGTGTGCAAGATTTAATGTAGTGGCTGCGCCTCCAACTGACACTGTAGTAGCGGTAGCGTTGAATACTGTGCCAGTAGTTTGAGTTGTGGTAATGTCTCCACCGTTAACTGCTAAGTCAAGTGTTATTGCAGCGTTATGATTAATAGTGGTTGTACCTGTGCCTGCACCAATACTGATTGCAGTACCTGCTCCAAACAAGTTACCAGTTGTAACAGTTGTGTTTAATAAGTTAAATGTTGTTGCAGTTGTAGTAACGT